GGCCCAAGACTGGTCGGAAAGAGCACTCAGACGCGCAAATATGCGGAAAAAGTGCAGCGTAAGGCGCAACTTTTTGCAAAAAACACGCAAAAGCCCTCAATTGAGGTCGCTGGAACCCCGACTCAAGGACCTTCGGCCCTTCAGAGGACTCAAAAAGCTGCTCAAGATGAGCCGAAAATGAATTTAGGCACAAAAACCGTGGCTCAAGGGCCTTCACTGGAGGGTATGGGCGAGGATTACAAGGCTGCGTTGGCGCTTTCGTACTTAACAGAGGACGATTCGGACGGATTGACGGTCACGGAACGTGCGGAACAGATGCTGGCGGACCAAGAAGAGGCGGATTCCATCCGTGGGGACGCTTTGTCGCAGATTTTTACGATGCCGGTAGAGGAAGAAGCGGAAGTTAACCCGTTCTCGGTGTATGCGGCGGTACAAAATCCGCAACCTGAGGTTCAACCTCAGCAGTTTGCTGACGGTGGGTTTGTTTTTGGTGGGACGAGTCTTGCGGGAGCGCCTAATCCTATGCTGAGTCATCTGGCGTACCTTACGCCGGAGATGAAACAGCTGATGGAAAGCATCGAGCCGATGAACAAGCAGTACGAAGAGGATTTTAAGAAGTACGAAACGGACATGGGTGCGTACAACAGAGGTGTTGATGCGTACAACAAAGCTCTTGGAGAATGGCAAACAAAAGCAGACGCCTACAATCAAGCAGTTGCGGACATCCAAGCAAAAGAAGCGGCCTACAACAAGTACGCAACCTTTTACAACGACGTGATCCTACCTGCGTACGAGAGATCCAATGCTAAAGATCCTTCCGGGAATTACGTAGCCCCAGATTTCACTGAATGGGCAACAAGTACAATTTCTGGCGCCCCGATTATGGGTACGACCTACGACGATTGGGCTCCACAATTCCAAAAAGAGTTTGGCTGGGGATACACGACTAGCCGAGATAAAGCACCTAACCGAGTACTCTTCCCCACGGGTACTCCTGATGATTGGCTGAAGGCTTTGCCTACCAAACCGGCGGATTGGAAGGGCACGTTCACGGGTGTGGAACCAACGGCACCAAAGCTTGGCTATGACCCGAAAGAGTACGAAGCCAAGATGAAGCCTTTCTATGATGCTCAGGCTGAAGTAGAGAAGTATGGCAAGCAGAGGCAGTTAGCATTGGATGTTGTGTCGAATCCTGATGCATACAACCTAGGCGGGATGAGTTTTGCGGATGGTGGGCCGGTAATTAGGATGGCTACGGGTGGTGACCCGGGGGCAGAATTACTTAGACAGTTTGATCAGTACGTTGGGGATGGGCAATACATTAAAGCGCAGTTGTTTCTGGACGACACAATCGATCGCTACGGTATGAACCTAGCAGAGTCCTACTACAACATGACGGAGTACCTCAAGTCCAAGTACCCAAGCATTTTTGGAAACCTAAGCTCAGGTCAGCTGTTAGAAAACAGAAGAACGCTCCAGCCTTACCGTGACTACGTTGACCAAACCTTCCGCTCGGTATTAGGACGTCCTGTAGGACCGGAAGGTGTAGTGTACTGGGGCAATGACATCTTCAATAGATTGGGCGGAACAAGCGCTGCCCAAAACATGCCGGGTGGTGTGGTCAACGTACAGAACATTGCTAAGGTAACGAGTTCAATTCCGTTGGAAATCGCTGGTGGTGCAAAAGGTACGGATGATCAACGCGCTGCAAATGCTTGGTATCAGTCACAGGGGTTAACTCCAAAATACAACGTGCCTTTGAAAGTAAATACCACTGGCGCAACAGATGCTATTACTTTAAATAATGCGGTGTTGTCTTCTGTCACACAGCCAAAAACAACTCCCACAGCAAATCCCTCACTAGCAACAGTATCAAGTTCAAGTAATACCGACGCCCAACAGCGATTAAGTGTAATTCGAGACTACGTTAATACAGCAGTTACACAACTTAACAAAACAAACAATCAAGAGGTATACAGACAAACCATATCAGCCCTACCGGGCTTGATGGATCAGTATGGAGTTACTCCAGAGGAATTTGCAAAAGCCTTCCCAGAACCTGAGTGGAAAAATACTTGGGGCGACCCTGCGTGGATTTCAACAGCGTATAAATCGCTGAAAAACCAAAACACTAGTACCAATACCAATACCAATACCAATACCAATACCAACACTAATACTAGCACCAATAACAACACGATCACTGTTGGTGGACCTTCCGCAAGCACTTCCGGAGATGCGCTTGTTGTTAATCCCGGTGCAGTACAAAACATTGAGCTACCCAGTACCCAGCCTCAGGGGATAACAACAGGTGGAGCAACCGGGTTTGTTGGCCCTGTTCTTTCTAAAGCTCCTCCCACGCCTGTAGGTCCTACAGCCCTTAATATTGGCGGAGCAGATACAACCGCAAGCGGTCAACCGCAAATTACGAGGCTTGGTCAGAACTACCAGATGAAGGCGCCTGTAGTGCAGAACCTGTCTTATGGTCAGGCAACAAATGCGACGGCTAAGGTTCCTGTCTACCAAGTCCAAGACAGCACTGGTTACGGACAAGCGGCAAATACTGCCGCGCGTGTGCCCATCATGGTCCCCGTTCCCATGAGGAGTGGTGGAGAACCAAACGCAGCTTTAGAGAGTGTGCGTAAGTTTTTAGAAGAAACGGATTGGCGTGGTGTCGGTAAAAACGCGTTAGATATTATGGTGAACCCACCAACAAATTTATTGGCTGCTTTGAAAGGGACTGGATGGCCTTCTGCACTAGCCCTTGGTCTTTCCCCCGAGGATTTGAATGCAAATGAAGACGAGTTGCTTGCTCGGTACCGGGCTATAGCAGAACGTGAACGCAGTACAGCACAGCCACCCATGGCAGGAAGGGCCGAGGGCAGTCCCCCTTTCGGTGAAAATGTTGACCCAATGTTTTCAGGGATCGACACTGAAGGTGCACCCGTAAGTCCTGTTGATACGGCGGTCTCTCAGTACATCAGCAATCAGTCGAAGCTGTTCACGGATCCTCAAGCATGGGGCCAGAAGTTTCTTGAGAACGTCGAGCAGTATCATGCAAAACCACTTAGGGAAAACCCTGAGGAATACTTGATGGGGCAGCTAGGACCGGGGGCCATACCGGGTGTTGGCATATTGGGTGCCATTAAGCCCCGTGGTGGGATCATGGAACTTGGAATGCAAAACAACCGCATGGGTGGTGTAACGAATCCAAACGTGCCAGTACCTGTGGACACTGTTGCAAAAGCAGCGCTTCTTGCTCAAAAAGATGGGATGGGTAATCCTCTTAGCCAAGACCACATCGACGACATAGTCAACTTTGTAGAGAAGAAGTACGGCGACTATCTTACGAAAGAGTTTGGAACAGAGAATGATCCGGTTAGAAAAGCCATCATCTCAGGCCGCATGTATAAAGAAGATATAAAAGATCCTGACACAGGAAAATGGAGAAAAGAACAAAGGATAACAAAGAGCTTAAGCCCAGTTTTTGCAAGAGATTCTGAGCTATATGCTACTGTCGACGACATACAAGATCTTGTATTGGCTAAAAAGTTTGCGGAAACAAACCCAGAAGAATTCGCTCAGTTGGCAAGCAATCCTGAAAATAAATTGTACGGCTATTCCGAAGACTCTTTACAGGGCTCTATTGATTACAAAACAAACGCTGCAAACATGTATTACGACTTGCTGACGAACATACATCCTGTTGTGTACATGAGTGACAAAGCACTTGGAAAAGTAGATGAAGTAGATTTTCGAGACGTCGTTAAATCGTTTACAAAATTTCCAACCATAGATGCAGCCACAACAGCAAGGGCTTTGGACCTAAAACAGTTCCCGGGAATAACAGACGAGGGAATAGCTGCGGCAAAACGAATGGCAGACAGCTTAGTAAAAAGCGCAAAGCTAATGGAAGCAGAAGGAGCAGACCGACCGTTAGAAACGCTTTTAAGTAACATGTATATACAACGTGTACACAACCCCAAGAACATATCTTTTGAAGCCGCTCAAAAAGCAGTTGATAACGAGATAGTCTTTAGATTAGATGAAAGCAGGCCTATGCTTGGTTCATTGAATCCTGACGAAATTGTTAAGACCTTATCTCTTGTCGACAGGAACAAGCTAAAGAACATGAGCTTTGGGCAAGCTATGGTAGACGGCCTGAAGAAGATAGAGTCTACGCGCAATTACAACGAGGTTTTAATTAATACAAAAACAGGAAGATCCGTTCCAAGGGAAAAATTATTCCTCTTTACGACGCCAATGCAACAGATTGGGTCGGGCAAATTTGGTCGCCAATGGGTTCAGCTAAACGACTCTAGGCAGGCTGAAGTAGAAGGCAATTTAATGAATCATTCTGTAGGCGGATACAATAGGGATGATGGGTATAATCTTGGTGGTAAAAAGGCTTTTGATGAAGGGGCGGCTAAGCTCTTTTCTTTAAGAAGCATGGAAACAGGAAAACCGTCAATAACTATTGAGTATGGGCATGACACAAGTATAAAGAGTAGGTATGAACAGCCAGATGAAGATCTTATTCGTCAAATAAGAGGAAAGTTTAATTCGGCCCCCATCTCTGATATCACTGAAATCTTAGAATTTGCTAAGCAAAACAACCTTAGTTTCCCTAAAGGTCGCGAAGAGTATTATCAGTACAGTAAAACAGGTGAGGAGTTAGCTGATCCAATAAAAATTAAATGGGATCAGTTACTACAAGCTTACAAACAACCCAATTTTCAATTAGTAGCGTATAAACAGCTAGGTGAACCTACGCAAAGTTGGACTAGAGTTGGCGGTGATGAAAGTCCATCTATTCTTATAACCTCCGCAGATGATCCAGCGTACCAAGGATTAGAAAAGGTTACCGATGTCAAGTTTGCCAAAGGCGGCATGATAGATAAACCACTATATGATAGGGCAGCATAATGGCTAGCAAAAAGACAGCGATCAACAACATTGAAAAGGCTTTGCTTGCAGAAGATTTGCCTGCAGGCGAAGAAATTGTTGAGGTCGAAGAAGAAATTATTCCAATGGACGCTGATGACGTCGAGATTGAGTTTGACGAAGACGGTGGTGCAACCGTTAGCATTGGCCCCGAGGATGACCTTGAAGAAGATAGCAAGCACGAGCAAAACCTTGCCGAAAAGCTTGATGACGATGAACTAGCCGCTATTGGCGAAGATATCCTGTCACTCTATGAGATGGATCTTTCTAGTCGTGAGGAGTGGGAGAACACTTACTCCAAGGGAATGAAGCTCTTAGGCTTCCAGCACGAAGAGAAAACAAAGCCTTTCCGTGGTGCCGCAAGCGCACACGTACCCCTTTTGACAGAGGCCATTCTGCAGTTCACCGCGCAAGCCATGCGCGAGTTGATGCCCTCAAGTGGCCCTGTGCGTACTCAGATCGTTGGTAAGAGCAATCGTAATCGTGAACTCCAAGCCGAGCGCGTGAAGGAGTTTATGAACTACCAGATCACAACGGTCATGAAGGAGTACACGCCCGACTACGACCAAATGCTTTGGTACGTGGGCTACGGTGGCTCGGCCTTTAAGAAAGTCTATTTTGACCGTGCGAAGTTACGTTGTGTATCGCCCTTCATTACACCGGATAACTTCTTGATGCCCTACAATGGCTCAAGCAATCCTTGGGAGAATGAGCGGTCTATTCAAGTCGTTCCGATGTCAGCGAACACTCTGAAGAAAAACCAGATTAATGGCTTTTACCGTGATGTCAGCCTTATCCCGGGTGTTCAAGATACAACTGACATTCAGGACGCTGAGGACAAAGCTGCTGGGGTAGCACCCAGTGGTATGGAAGAAGAGTTTACATTGCTTGAGGCGCACATTCTGTATGACGTACCGGGATTCGAGCACGAGGATGGGATTAAGCTGCCGTACATCATCACGGTAGACAAGGACACAGGCACTGTACTGTCGATCTACCGTAACTCGAAAGAAGACGACGATACGTACGCGCCGCGTAATTATTACGTCCATTATCAGTTCCTCCCCGGCCCGGGATCCATGGGCTATGGACTTGTACACTTGATTGGTAACCTCAACCGTGCGGCAACTGCTGCATTGCAACAGCTTTTAGATGCGGGTACGTTAGCTAACTTACCTGCTGGATTCAAAGCTCGAGGACTACGGATCGCGGACCAAGACAAGCCGCTACAGCCGGGTGAATTCCGAGATATTGATGCAGGAGGCGCCGAGTTGTCGTCTTCTGTGTTGCCTTTGCCGTATAAAGAGCCAAGTCAGGTGTTGTTTACCCTGATGGGTTTCTGTATGGACATGGGCCGTCGCCTTTCCTCTATCTCTGACATGCAAGTTGGGGATGGGAATCAACAGGCCGCTGTGGGAACGACGATTGCGCTGCTTGAAAGGGGTGCGATGGTCATGTCAGGCATCCACAAGCGCCTGCATTACGCACAGAAACTTGAGTTTGAGTTGATGGCGGATTGTTTTTCGCAGTATTTGCCTGCTGAGTACCCGTATGACGTGGTAGGCGGTGATCGCAAAGTCTTTAAAAAGGATTTTGACGATCGAGTTGACGTAATCCCTGTGGCGGACCCGAATATCTATTCGACTGCCCAGAAAATCGCTATGGCCCAGACACAGCTTCAGCTGGCTACGAGCGCTCCGCAAATCCACAATCTGTATGAAGCCTTCCGCAGAATGTATGAGGCCATTGGAACCAAGGACATCGACATGTTGTTAAAACCGGATGACACTATTCATCCCCGTCCGAAGGATCCGGCCTCAGAAAATGCGGACGCTCTTGATGGTAAGACGCTTACTGCTTTTGCTGGACAACAGCATGATGCTCACATTGTGGCCCACATTATGCAGATGATGGGTGCTTCAGTGGAGTCAAACCCCTTAGCTGGAACAATTTTGACAAAGCACATCTTGCAACACACCAAGATCAAAGCCGAAGAGATGGCAGAGGCCGAATTTTTCAAGCAATATGGTGTGGATGCTAAAAACCAAGTCTCTGAGATTCAAAGAGAGGCTCAAGTTGCTGTATTTGTAGCCCAAAATATGGCTGAAGTACGGAAGATTTATCAAGAAATGTCGGGTGCAAACGCTCCTGACCCATTAATCCAGTTGAAAGAGCAGGAATTGCAGCTTCGAGCGCAAGATAGTCAGCGCAAAGGACAGGAAGCACAAGCAAAACTGCAGCTTCAACAGGCCGATCAACAACAGGATGCCGCTTTGGCACAGCAGAAGATTGCTTCTTCTGAACAGATTGCTGCAGAAAAAGCAGCAATTGCACGTGCGCGACTCCAACAGACAGAAAGGCAGGCCCAAAATGCCTTTGGCCCGAGGCAGTAGCCAAAAAACTATCAGTTCCAACATCTCCGAGATGATGGGTTCCTATAAAAAGAAGGGAACGCTTGGAACATCGAAACCAAAAAGCAAGAAAAAAGCCCAAAAACAGGCTGTTGCTATTGCTTTAAGTAAAGCCGGTAAGTCAAAGAAAATGGCTGACGGTGGTTCAGTACGTTACGTCAAACGAAGAGACGCAAATAACCTAACGAAGATCTGCTAATGAGCCTACAAACAGTCTTAAAAGAGATTCGCAAACGTAAACAAGAGATTGGCGAGGCCATGCTCTATGGGAACGTCAAAGATATGGAACATTACAAACAACTTGTGGGTAATGTCGAAGCCTTGCAGTTAATAGAAGACAGAATCAACGAAATTCTGTCCCGGTTGGAGTCTGAAGAGTAGCAAAACGCTGAAAACAGCGCAGAAGGAGAGAAAACTTGGCAGAAATGACTGCTTTGCAACAAAAATGGGCGAAAGACCGTGAATCTGAGGTAAAAGAAGCCGAAGAGGAGGGTGGATTAGACCCAAACAACTTAGATCAGTCGGTTGTAGATCGATTGCCTAAGCCAACTGGTTGGAGATTGCTTGTATTGCCGTTTAGACCGCCTAAGAAGACAAAAAGCGGCCTTTATTTAGCAGAACAAGCTGTTGAACGCCAGCAAGTTGCCACCGTTTGCGGGTACGTTATTGATACAGGCCCGTTAGCTTATTCAGACATGGAAAAATTCCCTACCGGACCGTGGTGCGAGAAGGGTGATTGGGTCGTTTTTGCTCGGTATGCGGGAGCAAGACTGAATATTGAAGGTGGCGAAATTCGCATCCTCAACGATGACGAGGTATTAGCAAGGATTTCTGATCCTGCCGACCTTGTTCACGCAGTATAAGGAGAAAAAATATGAGTCAGGAACAACTACCCCTTGATATTGATGAAAATCAGCCTGTAGACGTTGAATTTGAGCCTGAAGAGGGTCAAGAAGTACAAGAGCAGGAAGCACAAGCTCCTGAAGAAAACGAAGGACAAGAGCATGAGGAGTACAGTGCTCGTGTTCGTAAACGTTTGGACAAAATGACGGCTCGTCTACGGGAGGCTGAAAGGCGAGAGCAGGCAGCAGTTGAATATGCTGCAAATGTCCAAAAACACTTAAAAGAAGTCGAAAGTCGAGCCAAAACACTTGACCAAGGCTTTTTAACTGAAACCGAGGGCCGTATTACTTCGCAATTGGCTATTGTTGAGGCTAATTTGCAAGATGCGGTTGAACGTGGAGATGGAAAAGCGGTTGTAGAGGCTCAAAAGCTGCTAAATCAGCTGGTTATGCAGCAGGAAAAGCTTAAAAATGCCAAAGCTTATTCCAGCCAACGTCCTGAAACCTCTGCTCCACCCCCTCCCCAAGAGCTAACCCAACGCCAACCACGCCCTGATCCGAGGGCTGAACTTTGGGCCGAGGAAAGGGAATGGTTTGGTTCTGATGAAGAATTAACCCAAGGCGCTTATCGGATACATAATGAATTAGCGCGAGAAGGGTTTGACTTGACGTCAGATGAATATTATGATGAGTTAGATCGGAGAATAGTAAAGTATTTTCCGCACAGATTTCAGGCAGACCCTTCACCCGTCCAGAATGTCGCGCCTGCAACTCGATCAAGTTCGAGCACAAGTAGAGGACGCAAGTCGGTAAAGCTAACTCCAAGTGAGGTAAGCATAGCCCGACGATTGGGAGTTCCCTTAGATGAGTACGCCAAGTACGTTAGGAGATAGAAAATGACTACAAATGATCGCACCCCGCGTTCTGCGGAAACCCGTACTGCAACAGTACGGAAGAAGTCATGGGCTCCTCCTTCACGCCTTGATGCTCCTCCTGCACCTCCGGGATACAAGCACAAATGGATTCGCGCCGAAGCAGGCGGTCAAGAA